GCATGGCACTTACCACAGTTGCAGAACTCCGTAGCACTCTCGGAGTCGGTACGCTGTATCCAGATGCCACTTTGCAGGAAGTGTGTGACGCTACAGATGCAGTCCTACTTCCAATGCTATGGGCAGATGTTTATTTTAATGTGGCACACAGCAACACAACCACAGTAGGAACTCTTTATTTTGATGTCCCTGTCAAAAACATTTTTTATGTTGGTCAAACAGTTGTAATCAATAACAATCAAGCACACTATAACGGGTCAAAGACAATCACAACCGTTGGCGATTATTCAATTTCTTATGCAATTACAGGCACTCCAACGGCACAACCGCGCCACAATGTAAATCCGTATGGCACAGTTACAATCGCTTCATCAACTGACTGGACAGCGGACATGGCGATTCAGCAAGCAGCTTTAATGGTATCTGTTGAAATCTGGCAAGCAAGAACCGCTACCCTTTCAGGTTCTAATCTTGTCGATTTCCAGCCAAGCCCTTACCGAATGAGCGCACAGCTTCTCGCTAAGGTGCGAGGATTGATAGCACACGCACTAGATCCGCGCTCGATGGTGGGATAATGACAGTTGCTATCACTACACTTAGAACGACACTTGCCACAGCTCTAGTCGATAACTCAAAATGGCAGACCTTTGCATTCCCGCCTGCCACAGTCTTGGCTAACTCGGTTATTGTCAGTCCAGATGACCCATACCTGACACCTAACAATAACCAGCACATCACAATAAGTCCAACGGCTAATTTTAAGATTATTATTACTGTGCCTTTATTCGACAATGAAGGCAACCTTAATGGCATTGAAGATTTTGTAGTGCGAGTGTTTAACCTGCTTGCTGCATCATCTCTGGTCTATAATGTAAGCGCAATTAGCGCACCTAGTGTTCTCAATGCTGCGTCTGGAGACTTACTCAGCTGCGAGATGTCCGTCAGTATCCTTACGAGTTGGAGTTAATATGTCCGAGTGGGAAAAAGAAAATGCAGACTTCCTGAAGAAAATCGGGCAAGTTAGCGAACCAGCACCAAAGCCAGCACCTACTAAGAAAGACGAGGAATAATCCTAATGGCTGTATTTCTAAATAACAATGTCGGCGTTAAGATTAACTCTGTTGATCTTAGCGACCATGTCACAGCAGTAACAATCAACCGTTCATTCGATGAGCTAGAAGTCACTGCAATGGGTGACACAGCACACAAGTTCGTAAAGGGCTTGGAAGCATCAACAGTTACTATCGACTTCCTTAATGACACAGCAGCAGCGAATGTTCTTGCAACACTTCAAGCTGCATGGGGAACAACAGTTTCCTGCGTATTCCTTCAGACAAAGGGAACAGCAGTATCTGCGACTAATCCTCTTTACACAGTCTCATTGCTAGTCAATAACACAACTGACATCAATGGCGCAACAGGTGACATTGGCACACAGTCAATCACTTTTACTGCTAACTCAACAGTTGCAGTAGCTACTACAGGTTCATTCTAAACAATTAAAAAAGGGGCTAAACATGGCAAAACTGAAGATAGTTCGAACAGATGGAAGCGTGGTTGAGGGTGAGATTACTCCAGCAGTGGAGTATGCATTCGAGCAATTCGCTAAAAAGGGTTTTCATAAGGCTTTTCGTGATGACGAGAAGCAGTCGGATGTCTATTGGATTGCATGGGAAGTTCTACGCCGTTCAGGTGAGACGGTTAAGCCTTTCGGGATTGACTTCATCGAAACACTCAAAAGTGTTGAGGTGCTTGACTCAGACCCTTTGTCTTAAAGCGCGATCTCCCATTCACTTACCTCATTGCTAGGCTAAGCATAAGGTTGGGGATTGCGCCACAACATTTATTAGATTCAGACCCAATAATGCTCCAAGCCTTATTGCAAGGTCTTAAAGATGAAGCAAAGGAGATTCAAGATGCCAGTAAGCGTAAAGGGCGCTATTAATCTCCGCAAGGCTCTACGCGCTTATACGCCTGACTTGGCTAAGCAGATGCCAAAAGAAATTGCAACGGCCTTAAAACCCGTTGTGAAGGTTGCTAAAGGGTATCTGCCAGACAACGGCTCAATCCTTAGCGGATGGCGCACACGCGAGAATTACACTGGCAGATTTCCACTTTATGATGCCAGCACAGCTAGACGAGGCATCTCATATAAAACTTCTCCATCTAAGCCTAATAACCGAGGGTTTAGATCATTGGCGCGTTTGATGAATAAAACCGCAGCTGGTGCTATTTATGAAACTATGGGGCGTAAGACTCCATCGAGCAAGTTTGTTCAGAATCAGAACAATAAATATGCTGGTGAGTTTAAGGGTCAAAATAAAGACCGCGGGCGTGTCCTTTTTCGTGCCTATGATGAAGATAAAGGCGCAGCGAGAGACGGCGTTTTAAGAGCCATTGAAAAAGCCAATAGAGAATTTAAGAAGGCAACCGCATGAGTATTTTAATTGATGTCGCAGCGGAGTTCACTGGCAAGAAGGCTTTTAAACAAGCTGAAAGCGCAACCGATAAACTCACCAAATCTGCTAAAAGTCTGGCTAAAACTCTTGGAATTAGTTTTGGAACGGCAGCAGTTCTGGGTTATGCAAAAGCCTCAGTCAAAGCAGCAGCCGATGATCAGAAGGCTCAGAAGCAATTAGCCCTAGCTCTTAAAAATGTTGGCTTGGAACGCGATGCTGCATCTGCTGAAGGATTCATTCAAAGACTGCAAACAGAGTTTGGCATAGTTGATGATAAGTTGCGCCCTGCTTATCAAAAACTGGCAATCGCCACACGCGACACAGTTGAAACACAAAGACTCTTAAACCTATCTTTGGATATAAGTGCTGCAACTGGCAAAGATTTAGATGCTGTTACTGGAGCTTTAAGCAAGGCTTATCTAGGTAATAACACTGCACTTTCTAAATTGGGTGTTGGCATATCTAAGGCAGACCTTAAGACCAAGTCTTTCAAGGATGTCACTGATCAACTAGCAACAACTTTTAAGGGAGCAGCAACCGAGTCAGCTAACACCTTTGCTGGATCAATGGCTAAGTTGGGAGTTGCTTCTCAAAATGTCAAGGAAATTATTGGTACTGGGATTATTGATGCATTAAAAGCATTAAGTGGCAATAATTCTGTAGATAATTTAGCTAATGATATGGAAAGAGCTGCATTAGCTTCTGCTGATTTTTTACGCGGTTTAGGTCAAATCGGGTCATTCAAGGTCAATAATGAAACTAAATCTTTAATTGGTTTATTAACCACACCTTTTAAGCGTTCATTATCTGCTGGCCCGTTAGGAGCAATTACTCGACTGGGCGCTGCTTCTCGTATAGCTCCACAACCTTTTAAGACTGGAATGTCTGTTTCAGGACAAACTCAGACTCCTGCTGCTAATGCTCAATTAGCAACTAGCAAAGCAACTCTTAAAGTTTCTAAAGACAGTCTTAAACTGGCTAAGGCTAAATCAATTTTTGACTTACAAAAGATTCAAATTGAAGCGGCTCTCAAGGGTAAGATTTCAGAAGAAGAACGCATCCGTCTAAAGCTCATGCAGGCCATTGAAGATGAGAACATTACTCAGATTGATAAATACACCAAGATGCTGGATGAGGCACAGAAGAAAACTGGGGAACTGGTAACCACGCTTCAGAGCATTAAGCCTTTGGATGACATATTCAAAAACTGGAACTTTATGTCAGTTCAGCAGCAATTATCCACACTTTCTAGTTATTTCAATAACTTTGCTGGATCAGCAGCTTCAGCATTTAATGCTTTAGGTGCAGCCCAACAAGCTGTACTTGGCGGTTATGTACCGTTTAAAGGGGCTACTAACGCATCTCTTGGAATTACCTCTAATGGTGGTGCAACAACATCAATGCCATCAACAGTAGGTTTAGGCACTTCTGGAACTGGCAATCAACTGCCAGTAGGCGTCACTATCAATACAACTGTTCAAGGTTCAGTCATTGCTGAAAATGACCTTAATCAAGCCATTAACGATGCCCTTGCTAAATCAGGATGGGCTGGGTCTGCTATCGGATATAGCCGTCAGGCAGTTATTACGGCGGTCTAATGCCACTTCCAGCGACCCTTACGGTATCAATTAACTTTGCCAATGGCCCTGCTTATGGCATTCCTTTTACTTTAGATGATCCTGCTAAAGGCATTCTTGGTACAAATGTTTTAGCAGATAACGCTGCTCTGGTTATTGATTACTCAACATCAACTACTAACATTGCTATCCGCCGAGGTCGCAACCTATTGCAAGATACTTATGATGCTGGTCAGGCAACAGTCAGAATCTTAGACCCTAATGGAGACTTCAACCCTCAAAATACTTCATCTCCAATTTACGGGTATCTACAACCAGCTAGAAAACTACGCATTTCAGCCAATTACAATGGCACTGAGTATTACCTATTCTCAGGATATACAGCTGACTATCGCTACACATTTCCTCAAGGCCAAGAAACTGCTTATGTCACAATTACAGCCTTTGATGCATTTAAGATATTCAATACTTCAGCAATCACCACAGTAACGGGCGCAGTGGCAGGTGAGACAACTGGCACACGCATTGGCAGGATTCTAGACACAATCAACTGGCCTTCATCCATGCGTGACATCGATACGGGCCAGACAACCTGCATTTCTGATCCTGCAAGTTCTAGAGCTGCTCTTACAGCTATCAAGACAGTTGAACTGACTGAATATGGTGCTTTTTACATTGACCCTGCTGGCAACGCTGTATTCCAAGATAGAGCCTTTACAACAGCATCCATAGGTGGCACACCAACAGTCTTTAACCAGACCGGCACAGGCATTCCTTATGCCAATGTTAAGTTCGCCTTTGATGACAAGCTGGTGTATAACCAAGCCAATATCCAGCGCACAGGTGGCACTACTCAGACTGCCAGCGATGCTACTTCCATCGACACTTACTTCCTGCACTCATACACACAGCAAAACCTGCTGATGCAGACTGATGCAGAAGCATTGAACTTTGCTCAAGCTTATGTCGCATCTCGGAAAGACACTAACATTCGCATTGATGCTTTGACTCTTGATCTAATGACACCAAGTTACACAACAGGGGTAACAGCAGCTCTTAATCTTGATTACTTTGACCCAGTCACTATTACCAACACGACAGATAGCGGTTCAACAATAACCAAGACCTTGCAGATTCAAGGTGTCAGTCATGACATCACGCCTAATTCTTGGGCTACAACTTTCACCACTATGGAGCCCATCATAGATGGATTCATACTTTCGTCCGCATTATACGGTATTCTAGGAACATCCGTATTAAGTTACTAAGGAGCAATAATGGCAGCTGGATTCCCGACTAAGGCAAACTTCGCCACAGGCGATGTCTTGTCTGCAACAAATATGAATGACCTTGCAGGTACGGTCAATCTCATTAACCCAAGCGCAAAGGGTGATTTATACGCTGGATCAGCAGCTAATACTTATACAAAGTTGTCCGTAGGCGCGAATAATACTGTCCTGACTGCCGACTCTACAACTGCAACAGGCCTCAAATGGGCTACAGCTTCAAGTGGTGGTGGAATGACACAACTAGCAACGGGTTCGGTGAGCGGTTCATCAGTAAGTATTACATCTATCAGCGGCAGCTACAAAAATCTTGTATTAGAAATTTACAACATTTCTTTTGTAACGGCAGGCGAATTAAGATTTACTTTCAACAGCGTTACCTCAACTTATGGATATACAACAATCTCAAATGGAGTTGCAACAGGTTCAGGTGGGGCTGGTGCGGCTTACGGAAGCTTTGGTGGCAATGTTCAAACTTATGGCGACAATGTTCACGCTGTTTTGCAAATACCAAATTATTCGACTTCTGGTGCCAGACAATTATGGATGGGTGTTATGGGTGGCCTCAATGGAAGCAATGGCGGGCCAAGCGCACAATTTACAACTGGTATGGCTTACAACAGTGCAGCTGTAATTACCTCAATCCAATTTTTCCCAGCCTCAGGCAATTTTAATAGTGCAGGAACCTATTACCTATACGGAGTGAACTAATGACAAATCCAATAATTACCATTCACAATGCAGAAACTGACGAAGTGATAACACGCGAAATGACTGCTGAGGAATCGGCTTGGTATAAGTCAGTTAATGCTCCTTATCAACCAACGGCAGAAGAAACCGCTGAAGCCACAGCTAAAGCAGCATTGCTTGAAAAGTTAGGCATCACTGCCGATGAAGCGAAACTTCTACTTGGATAATGAAACCCAAGTTATCTAAAGCTGCAATCCAATTAAGAGAGCAGATAGATGATTCCTTCCCAGATCGTGATAGGGCATCGGATGGTTGGGTCGGTGATACCCGACACGCTGCTCGTAAGTCTGATCATAATCCAGATGAGCAGGGCTGGGTTCGTGCCATTGACATTGACGCAGACTTATTCGGTGCAGGAGTCAAACCGCATATCATGCCAGACCTTGCAGATCAACTTCGAATCAGTTGCAAGTCTAAGGCAGAAAAGCGCATCTCGTACATTATTTTTAACGGCAGGATTGCGTCTCCCATCCTTAACTGGAAGTGGCGCAACTACACAGGGGCTAACAAACACACTCACCACATGCATGTCAGTTTTAAGAAAGAAGCTGACCTTCTGGGTGAGTTTTTTCAGATACCTATGCTAGGAGCAAACTAATGAACATGAAGAATCCATACTTTTTAACTGCTGGAGCATTCCTAGCAGCTTGGGCTGCATCAAACTTTGCAGCTGATTATCGCTCAGTGCTCTGGGCTCTACTTGCAGGCGTATTCGGATATGCCACACCAAAAAGATAATGACTGTTATGGACACGGCGGCTCTTGCTGTTGCTGCTACGACCGTTATTGGTTCATTTATTGGATCAGTGCGATGGTTAGTAAAGCATTACCTAGCAGAGCTAAAGCCCAATGGCGGAAGTTCGATGAACGATAGAATGACCCGTCTTGAAGCGCGTGTCGAAACAGTGATTCAACTTCTAGAGAGGTAACAATTATCTCATGGCAAGAAAAGCAACTAAGGCGTTAGAGGAACAAGGTTACTCAAAACTTGATGCTTACTGCATTGGGCTTTATGAGTATTTCTGTAGTCTTAAAAGAGCAGGCTTCAAAGAAGATGTAGCCATGTTTATGATTACTGAACCTCAGTCTTATCCTGCTTGGATATTGCCTGACCCTGTCGATCCAGAGAAGTTCGGCAACTACGAAGATGAGGACGATGACTAAAGCGAGATATTTAATTATCAGCGACCTTCAGATTCCATACCATCATGAAGCAGCTGTAAAGAATCTCATTAAGTTAGTTAAGCGAGAGAAGTTTGACCTTATCCTTAATACAGGCGATGAGTTAGATATGCAGAGCCAGTCTCGCTGGGCTCAAGGTACTAAGTTGGAGTGGGAAGGTACGCTAGATGCTGACAGAAGCCTTGCGCAGGATATTCTCTATGAACTCGGCACAACAGATGTCACTCGGAGCAATCACACAGACCGCCTATACCACACACTATTACGCGCACCTAGCCTCATCGGATTACCAGAATTGGAATACGCAAAGTTTATGGACTTCGCTGGACTCGGAATCCGCTTCCATAAAAGACCATTCGAATTTCACAAGGGATGGGTCTTAGTTCATGGCGATGAAGGATCAATGAACTCCAATGCCGGACTTACAGCTCTAGGGCTGGCTAAGAAGTTCGGCAAGTCTGTGGTCTGTGGTCACACTCACAGGGCAGGCATTAGTGCCTTCACAGAGGGCATAGGAGCCTCATACAGGACACTTTGGGGCTTAGAGGCAGGAAATGTCATGGACAAGAAAAAAGCCTCTTATCTCAAGGCTGGAGCCGCTAATTGGCAGATGAGCGTGGCAGTCATTGAAACGCATGGAGACCATGTATCGCCCATGCTAGTGCCAATCAACAAGGATGGGTCATTTACCCTTTATGGACGACTTTACGCTTGATGTAATTCGCACCATTGACACGATGCTGGACGAAGTAGATTCGTTACCATATCGTTATCAAAATGTCCGTTAATTAGTCTGGACTCTGTGCAACACTAATCCTGTAGCCAGCCGAGGGCGTTGGCACAGATAGGTACAAGATGAACAATAATGACAAGCTGTTGATTATCTGCCTTATTGGGGGAAGTATCAGCTTTGTGGTATGGGCAATCCAATCATATAAAGAAGCCTATGAACGCGGACTCCGCGATGGCTGGCATAAGGGCAGAGCAGTCAATCGCTCAGAGTTCTGGTCAGAATGAAACATGGAGAAATACTTAGTTCTGCCACTGATCTATACAAAGATAGAGGACTCGCTTATGGTCACCCAAGTGACAATATGGCGCGAGCAGCAAGACTTATCAGTGCCTACCTTGAAATGCCAGTGGAAGATTACCAAGTTGCAATTATCCTATCGCTGGTCAAAATCGCAAGGACAATCGAAGATGGAACTCGAGAAGATTCGTGGATAGATGCAGCTTCATACATCGCCATTGCTGGCGCATTACAGACAGAGGAGAATGAACTCTATGTTTAACCTAGCCGATTATGAGCCAGTGGAGGTTCGACTTGAAAAGTTTATTAAGGATTATCCAGATTTCCGTATTAGCACTGAGTTGGAAGTTGTGGAAGCAAGCAGATACATTGTTAAGGCTTATCTCTTTAAGACTAGCCAAGACAGCATCGCATGGGCAACAGGGTACGCTGAAGAAACGGTTAGCACTCGCGGGGTCAATCAAACTTCTGCATTGGAGAATTGCGAGACATCTGCTATTGGCAGAGCGCTTGCAAATGCGGGTTATGCTCCTAAAGGAAAGCGCCCTTCTAGAGAAGAAATGAGCAAGGTTGCACCTAACCATCCAGCTCTTAAGGTTGTTAAGCAAGAAATACAACCAGCACCACAGGACATCAAAGAGGGTGACACTGATTACTGGACTACACCTATTGGATCATCAGTCAAGACCACAAACGCACCAGTTACTCTAGAGACTGCAATGGCAACAGTGACAGAGATTCTAGGCACTGCAGAAGCTATGGATGCACCTAGTTGCAATCATGGCCACATGGAATGGCGAACCGGCCATTCGGTCAAGACCGGAAAAGACTGGGCAGGATTCTTCTGTGCCACCAAGGGTCAAAGTGGTGGGATGGATAAGTGTCCAACGCATTGGTATAACTTATCAAGCAGTGGTAAATGGGAACCACAGAAAGCGAGAGTATAATGGGATATGCACAGATCCATACTCCAGAAGGTTGGGTTGATGTCGAGGATATTCCTATGATTGAGACAGTTAATTGTCAGTTATGTAATGAACCAACTCAAGCTTCTGACATCACGATCACTGCAAGAATTGTTGAGGGTGTCGTAGTTGCTGGCACTTGGTCTTGCAATAAATGTAAGGCTGTCAATGGATAAGGAAATGCTGTTAATGTATTTAACACTAGCTCTATTCATTGGTGGTGTTGCAATGGGTTACATGGCTGGGATAAACCATTAGCCAACATAGAAAGTACAGAGGTTTCGCGACAGAACGCGTAGTGGCAGATTACTTGGGGAAGGTCTGGCCTTATGCATCCGTCGGTCGCGGAAAGGGAAAAGATATTCAGGGTGTGCCCTTTGACTGTGAAGTTAAAGCTCGCGCTGGATTCCAACCAAAGCAAGTCCTCACTCAGATTAAAGCTAGAACTGACAAGTCGGGGGAGGTCGGTTTTGCCGTTCTGAGATTAAACGGACAAGGGACTAACGCAGAGGAATATGCATGCGTTATCCGTTTAGAGGACTTGCTTCCCCTTTTAGAATTAAAGTATGGTCATATAGAAACTAAACCGACTGAAGCAGACATCATCCGTTGTGATGGCTGTGGATCATGGATGATTGGGGAATGTAAAACATGCCAGCCTACGATTACAAATGTGGAAGATGCGGATTAAAGAATGAGCTGCATCATGGCTGGCATGACAAACCAACAGTTCTATGCACTTATTGCAATGAACCTATGAGCAAAGTAATTAGCCCAGTGGGAGCAATCTTCAAAGGAACTGGATGGGGCAAAGATAAGTAGTTACTCACAATCTGTGGATAACCTGCCATAAAACATAACAGTTACGCATAGTTAGGACACGAGTTATGCACATCATTGACAAGCATGGTACGCTAACGGCGCAGAGCCTCTCAAAGGCTCACCGCAAGCCCTTCAGGGGCGTAGCTTGCGGGGTGCTAGTAGCTATTGGGATGGCTCTATGCATAGAGCCTTATGCAGGTAGCTCTGAACCAGTGCAACAAACTAATTACATAGACTATAAGACTTATTCTCTCTATCTATTAGACTTTAACTATAAAGAATATAATTGCTTATTAGAGTTATATAATCATGAATCTCATTGGAATCCTAAAGCTGTTAATGGATCGCATGTAGGTATTCCTCAAGGTAATAGTGAATGGCTTGCTACTCAAGATGGATGGTCTCAGGTACGATGGGGTCTCAGCTATATTGGTAACAGATATGGTGAGCCATGCATTGCATTAGATCATTGGAGTAAGTACGGATGGCATTAGATAAGCTGAACTCAAGACGCTATAGAGTTCATAAGCAGCGAGTGTTCGATAGAGATGGACGCATCTGTCGTTACTGTGGTAGCGATGAAGAACCATTGCACATTGACCACATCATCCCACGCAAGGTGGGTGGCACTCATGATCTAGAGAATCTTCAAGTGTTGTGCAAGACATGCAACCTACGCAAATCAAGCAAGGATGAGGGTGTTTTTTTAGCACAGACGGCTAC